TGAAGCGCGCGGTCATAGCCCTGCGCCCGCACATTGGCCGACAACTCGCCTGCCCGCTTGGCTGCATCGCCCATCAGCGCGCCTTCCTGCACGCCCTGACGCGATCCGCCGAAGGAGCCTGCACGCGCCGCCTGATCGCCAATCGTGTTCAAGCCTTGCTGTGTGCCTGCCTGCAAATTCTGCAAGGCGTAGCTTTCAACCTGATCCAGATACGGGTTCATGTAGGCCGAAACGTCCGCATCCTTAAACGTCTGTGCCGTCACATTGGCCTGATTGGCGTCAATCGGCTGACCGGCGTAACCGTTCCAGTTGTTTTGGACCGTTGGCGCATAGGCTTCCATGTAGCCGAACTGATCGTTGACATAGGGCGTCTGGCTATTGCCAGCCATGTTCGCCATGCCAATCGCGTTATCATACACGCCTTGATACGCGCCGATGTTGTTCCGGCCATAGTCAAAAGCGGCCTGCTGATCGGGCGAGAAGCCAGCAACCGCGTTGCCGCCATAAGGCTGATACGGCTGGTTCGCCACGTCCTTAGCAAAGTTATAGTTTTCCTGCGAAGCCGCTTCGACCCATGCGGGGAGTTTGACTTCAGATGTTTGGGTTTTAGAGCCGCCGCCCATGTTTGTGTCCTTACTTTACAAAGGGCCAGAATTTGATGACGAAAGTTGAGGCTGCACCGGCAATACCGGCCATCCCCGCCATGATCCATTTTGCGCCCTTGGCTTTTTGCCAATCGGCATGAATGTCATCGAGCTTTTTGGCTGCTAGCCGAAGTTGCTCTGACAGGTGATCTACCTTGACTTCCAAAGCGACAATGCGTTCGCGCGTATCGTCCATGCTAGTTAGTCCTTGCACCAAGCAGCGCGCCGCGCGTTGTTCACTTTCACTTGCACAATCGTCTCCGCAGTATCCTGTGAAGACCATCGTATGGGCCGCCAGACGCTGCATTCAGTCTCTGCGGAAACCATCGTTTGCGCGCAACCCGTCAGGGTCAGCGAGCAAGCGACGAGCGCGCTCATCAGCATCCAACGCATTTTGCAGCCTCTTCATTTCTTGCATTTGCTGGCGCGAGATATGTGTCGCCACAGCGTCCTTCTGAACTTTGAGATAGGCCCCGATGCACAGCGCCATCAGGAATATGCCAATGGCAATCCAGCGACCGATCGGGGAGACTAAGAGCGTGAGAAACGGCATCAGTAGCCGTCCTTGTCCATGCGCTGCTTGCGCCAGTACCAGATCGCACCCGCCGCAATTACAACCAGCAAAAGCACCACGAAATTCGGGTTCTTGAGCAGGTCCAGCACGCTTGTCAGATTGTCGCCAGTTTCCTGCAACTGTTTCGCCACATCGCTGGCTGCCGTGATGGAGGCTGCGCCGCCTGCCAACAGGGCCGCATTACCCTCTTTTGACTGACGCATCTTGCGCGGCGGATCGACTTGCTGCGGCATGTCGGCATCGGGCTTCTGATCGGTCGGCGCACCGCGCCACATATCAGCCTCAGCCTTGCGCCGGTTGACCAAGCCCTGCACGACACGGCCACCCGCGCGCGTCCACTTCATCAGTTCGGACGGCACTTCGTCATAGCCATTGGCATTCAGCTTTTTCAGCAGCGTTGACTTGCGGAACGCACCAATGCCGACATTGAACACAAACGACACAAGCGTATCAAACTGGCGCTGGTTCACATGAACCTTTACGGCAGCGATCACATCGCGCTCGATTGACCGCAGATCGCGGCGCAGAATGTCATTCGCCTCGGCCTCGGTAATCTTCATGCCAGAGACAGGCTTCGGATCGCCCATGGCTGCCGTGTGACCCACGCCAATCGTCCAGACATTGGCCGGACACAGATAGGCTTTCAGCTTCACGCCTTCCCATCGTTTGATGAAGGCGATGCCGTGGTCCGATGTTTTCATGTCAGAACTCGCGTACATACACGCGGGTCGTTTCAACCCAGCCGTGCTTGTCTATTTCAAATTGGCGCATCCAGCCGGGACGCCCAAAGGCGCGCAGGCCATCCGCCCCAATCTCGTGGGCGAACTGCTCCAACAGCGGGTAGATGCGTTTCAGTTCATCCAGATTGCCGACCGCAAAGACAATCTCGACGTATCGCTTGCGCGGGAAGTCCACGATCTGCGTGACCACCCAGCTTTCGCCATCCACGAAGGACTGCATGTGTCCTTCGCTAATCTCATGCAGAATGTCTTCCAGCGTGTAAGTGTCGCCCGCAACAGCCAGAGCCTTGCGGAGCTTTTGCTTAACGCTCAGTCCCATCCATCACCGTGGTTGTGAGCGTGCCGGAATTATCAACCGTGACAGCCCACGATTTTCCATCTGGCGAGCGCAGAATGACACGGCCCGCTTCCTCATTGGTCTTGACGCAAAAGTTCAACGTCTGCCGAAGCTGCGTTAGGAACTGCGCGAACCATGCCTGATTGTAGTCGCTTGGCGGAATCGTGTTGTTAATCACCGATCCGCTCCTGTCTTGACCTCAAGGCGCACATTGCCGAGCGCCCAATCGCCATCCTTGGCGTTCTCGATCCGCAGGCGCACATCGCGGCCATTCACGCGCGTATCCATGTAGCCATCAGCGCGAGCCGTGTACGGGCCAAAGGAGCGTTCTGTGCCTTCGGCAGTCTGCCGCGCATAGAATCGCACCTTCATGCTGTCATAGCCGCGCCCGTTAGCAGGGATTGCCTGATTGATGACGAGGTTGCGTCCGTCGCCTGTTTGCAGGACGGCGCTCTCGGCATAGACCTGACCGACGCGCGTATTGTTGCCGTCAAGCCAGCCGCGCTCATGGTCGTAGAGAAATCCGTTCTTGTCGCCCGCAATCGGATAGGGACGCGCGCCGGACGGAGCCATGGCTGTGCGGCTTAGTTCGCCAATCGCCCACCATTGCTCAAAGTAATTATAAACGACATACCGATTGCATTCGGTATTGCCCTGCGACGGGTAGAAGAACCACGCCTCGGGGAACGTACCATTGGCTGCCGCAAAAGCGCGATACGGGCCATAGACCGGATCAATGTCGCCCAGCACATATTCGACTACAGGGCATTCAAGCAGGCGCAGATTGCCGTCATAGAAATAGAACCCGCCCTTGCCGAGCCACATGGCGCGACCGGCGATGGTCGTGACCATGTTCGGGTTGTACAGCGACGTCTCACCGACCCGATTGATAGAATAGACAAAGGGGCTGCCGATGAAGGTCATCAGATACAGGTCGCGGTCCGACCAGATCAGCGAGCCTTGCTGGACAACTTCGCCGGTAATCAGGAACGAGGCGGCATCAAGTTCAAGGAAGCCTGCTGTGTTCGTCGTGGACGAATAGTTCCAATCCGTAATGTCTTCACGGCTGCACCAGCCCACGCGACGGGCCACGCCATTGGCACCGAGCAGCACGACATGGCGCTCCGGTGTGACAAAGACCGCGCGATTGCCCTGCGGAACCGCCGTGAGGCGTACAGAGCCGCTATTGGTCACAGGACCAGCATCAGAAGCCGTCTGTGCAAAGGTGAACGTGGTTGTGCTTGGCACGCTCGCAATCGTGAACGTGCCGTTGAATGAGGCTGTCGAGACGCCGCTGATTGTGACTGAGCGGCTATTGGCATAGCCATGCGCCTTAGCGGTCGTGACCGTCACCACATTGGACGTGCGCTGGATGGACGAAATGCCAAACTGTCCGACTTCTACCGCCGCACCGACCGGAGCCGTTGGTGTCCATTTCAGCAAGCGGCCATCGGCAGACGAGACGGCAACCAAGTCCTCGCCAAAGTTGGCAAAGGTCCATGCGGACGGACGAGTGAGGACCGGACCGGCATACGGCACAGAGCGCGCATCGCCATAGTCTTCTTCGCCATAGTCACCGGCAGAATAGCCGCCTTGCGACGATCCACCCGGCGACAAGAACGATTGCAGATTAGCAGGCGAGCGATCCGTCAGGCCGTCGCCATTGTCCACATAGAGCTTGGTTTCCGTGCCGACTGCGACCAGCGCGCTATCGGCATTGGTGCGCCATGTGTAGATCGCACGCGCGGCATCGGCCATGGCCGTCGCGTTGATCTTCACCCATCCGCCAACAGGCTCCAACTGACCGGAACGCCAACGGACGAGGGAGGTATCCCACCAGCGACCGGGCGCGTCCAAGGGTGTCGCCCCGCGCACAACACCGGGCAGAATGGCGACTTGCAGCTTTGCCATACTTAGCGTGCTTTCAGAGCTTCAATTTCGGCAGCAAGTTGCTGGATGGCAGACACAAGCGCCGGAACCAGCAATGAGTGGTCAATCCCCTGCGGGATGATGTTGCCGTCCTTGTCCACTTGGTCTTTTGTGCCGGAGACT